CTTTGACAAGGCTGCAGATGACCTTTGCTCCCACCTCATTGACGCTAATGGGCTGAACGAGAACCAACGCACAGCTATGATCAAGCTGGTTGACCAAATGAGGGCAGGATAATGTTGGGCAAATTCTGTCCAGAGCTGCCATTTGATCTGGAAGAATTATTCTGGTTGGGGATGGACAGGATTGAGTGGAAATTCAAGATCGGTACAAATGTGATTATGAGCGTGGTCGAGCGCAACCTTGCCTTGGTCACCCAGCTAGTGAGGGTGCCATGACCTCAATCGTCGTCGATATGGATGGTACGCTGTCCAACTGCAAACACCGCCAGCACCACGCAGAGCAAGGCCAATGGGACGAGTTCCACTCTAAGCTGTCAGAGGACAAGACCTACTATGACGTGCAGTGGCTACTTGAACGGTTGCCTGATTCAATCCAGGTCATCGTCTTGACTGGCCGCAACGAGACCTATCGCTCAAAGACCTTTGAGTGGCTGAGCGACAAAGGCATATTCGTTGACATGTTGCTGATGAGGCCCGATGGTGACTTCCGGCCAGATCATGAGCTAAAACCGAAACTGCTGGAGGAGGCGTTTGGTTCAAAAGACCTCGTCATTGACAATGTCATGTTTGTGCTTGATGACCGGGACAAGGTCGTTGAGGCTTGGCGCAATTATGGTTTGGACTGCTGGCAGGTCCGGCCAGAAGGCTACTGATGCAAAGCAAGACTATGAGCATTGTGGAGATCGTCAGCAGCAAGTCTGTTGGGTTCACAATGGCCTTGGGCCTGACCTATTGGGTCGTCCCGTCGATATGGGGAGTTGAGGTCGGTGCCGAAAGTGCATTGCTTGTGACTGCTCTTTACACAGGTGTGGCTTTAGCAAGGTCATATATTTTCAGGCGGTTGTTCAACTGGCTGTCAATCAGAAACAAGGAGGAGAGAAATGAAGAAGGTGCCAGAGCTTCTGCACCAGGCAGCAGCCATATTCGAGGATCGCAACAAGTTGTACGGGGACAACTACAAAAGGTTCGGCGGGATAATGCAGCAGCTGTTCCCAGACGGCCTGACTCTGAGCTCCCCAGAAGACTTCAACCGCATCGGCATTTTTGTTCAGATACTGTCAAAATTTACACGGTATGCTGAGCTTTTCTCTGAGGGTGGTCACTCTGACTCTCTTGATGATGCTGCTGTCTATGCTATGATGCTTCAAGAGCTTGACACCGACAGTGAACCAGAGCTGCCATTTGATGCAGCACACGAAGTTGACAAAATGAGAGGAAGAATTTGATGGCAAAGAAAGAGGAAAAGCCCAAGGGTTATACCATGGTCATAACTGACCCGGATGGTAAAGAAATGATCCGCAAGTTTGCACCAGCTAAGATTATTGACCAAGCCAATTTCACCAAGGTGCACAAGGTCAAGGCTCTCTTGAATATATTCAGCAAATGACATGCACGCTCATTTTCGACACAGAAACCACTGGCCTCATTGACAACTCCCTGATCAGGGAGCAGCACCAGCCTAGGATAATCGAGTTCTTCGGCAATATGATCAATGAGAAAGGCAAGGTCATCGAGGAGTTGGAGTTCTTCGTGGACCCTGGCATCCCCATCCCACCGATCATCACCAAGATCACCGGCATCAATGCACAGACCTTGAAGGGTGCTAAGCCATTCAACGAACATGCTGATGCAGTCATCAAGTTGATTGGGTCTTCGGATGCTGTGGTGGCTCACAACCTGAGCTATGATCATGCCATCATGGAGTTTGAGATGCGGCGGCTGGGTCTTCAGCCAGAGTGGCCTGACACAATGGTGTGCACTGTTGAGGAGACTGAATGGTTCAAGGGTCACCGGCTCAAGCTGCAAGACCTTTATGAGTATTTGTTTGGCGAGGTGTTTGAGAATGCCCACAGGGCACGCAACGATGTTGATGCTCTTACCCGGTGCTTCAATGAGCTCAGGAAGCGAGGGGACATCTGATGGCACGTATCCGCACAGGCTATTCCTTTCGCAATGCTGTGGGCAAGCTGGACAATGTCATTAAAAGATTGTCCGAAATACACAACGAGGATGGAACCTACCCAGCTGCACCTATCACCGACAGAGCAAGTGCATTTGGCTGGGTGCGCTGGTCGAAGCTCTGCGAGGACCACGACGTAAGGCCTGTGTTCGGGGTTGAGCTGGCTGTGACCAAGTCCATCAATGAGAAGCGACCGGTTGCTGACCACTGGACATTCATAGCTGGCAAGAGCCTCGTGCCAATCAATCAGCTCATAGAGCTAGCCACGCAGCAATTCCGGTATCAGCCATTGCTGACCTATGAGCAAGCCTTGGCCAGTGGTGTAACAGTTATCGTCGGGCACCGTTCAGACCTGGACTCTGTTCCTCTTGGCAAGGACATATACATCGGCCTGGGCCCAGCCACCAGCAAGGGTTACATCGCCAAGGCTCTGAAGTTGAAGCATCAGCTGATTGCTGTGAGCGATAACAAGTATCCTTGGGCAAATGACCAAGGATTTTACGAGGTGGTGTGCGGCCGGAATGCCAGCACCCAATCGTACCCTCAGCACATATTATCGGACAAAGAGTGGAAGAAGGCAGTGTCTAAGGCTGTGCTCAGCCCTAAAACCCTACGCCAAGCGATGCTGAACACAAAGTCTGTTTTAAATAAATCTGTGGCAAAACTTGAGCAAGCTCATTTACTAATTCCGGAGAAGCCAAAGGCTTTACTGACGATGTGCCTTGAAGGTGCAGAGAAGTATGGCATTGATTTGAGCGATCCAATTTACAAAGAGCGCATGGATTATGAGCTTGGGCTGATAGCTGAGAAGCAATACGAGGATTATTTTTACATCGTCGCTGACATCTGCGAGTTCGCTCGCAGCAGGATGATTGTTGGACCGGCTCGTGGTTCGTCGTGCGGAAGCCTTGTGTGCTACATGCTTGGCATTACAACCATTGACCCAATCCCCTATGGCCTTATCTTTGAACGGTTCATTGACATCAACAGGGATGACTTGCCAGACATTGACATCGACTTCTCTGATCAGCAGAGGCAGCTGGTCTTTGATTACATCAAAGACAAGTATGGCAAGGAGCGATGCGCTCGGCTCGGCACAGTGGCCATGTACAAGTTCAAAAGTGCACTGGGTGAAAGCGGTGCTGCCCTTCACGTCCCCCGGTGGAAGTGCGATGCTGTGAGCGAGTCAATGATCGTGCGGTCATCAGGCGACTCACGTGCACTGAACACCCTCGAGGATACGATGAAGACTATGCCGGCTGGCATTGAGCTGCTGGAGGAATTCCCTGAGATGATGGTGGCCACCAAGATGGAGGGTCACCCACGGCATTACTCCCAGCATGCGGCTGGAATCTGCATCGCTCAGAACCCCATCACAGACACCATCCCCATTGACCACCGCTCTGGCGCCACCATGTGCGACAAAAAGGATGCTGAGGATTTGAACCTGCTCAAGATTGATGCATTGGGCCTGACCCAGCTGAGTGTGTTTGAAGATTGCCTTGAGCTGGCAGGATTGACCAGAGACGAGCTGGGTGATATCCCACTTGACGACAAGGCTGCATTTGATGTCTTGAATGATTCACATTTTGCTGGCATCTTTCAATTCAATGGGATGGCCCTGCAATCCATAATCAAGCAGTTCAAGGTGAAGTGTTTCGACGACATCGTCTGTGTCACTGCGTTGGGTCGGCCAGGTCCACTAGCCTCTGGCGGTGCCCATGAATGGATCAGGCGCAAGAATGGCATCAACCCAATCACCTACCCTCATGAGATATTTGAGCCTTACCTGAAGGACACCATGGGCATCGTCCTGTTTCAGGAGCAGGTGATGCAGATTGGTAAGGAGATTGGTGGCCTTGATTGGGAAACAGTCAGCACACTCCGCAAGGCGATGAGCAAGTCACTGGGCAAGGAATACTTTGACCAGTTCGGTGACCCTTGGAAAAAGGGTGCACTGGCCAAGGGTGTTGACCCCAAGGCAGCCGACAAGATCTGGGATGACCTGTGTGCGTATGGTTCATGGTCATTCAACAAGAGCCACTCTGTGGCCTATGGCATGATCAGTTATCAATGCTGTTGGCTCAAGGCACATCACCCATTTGAGTTTGCAGCTGCCACTCTCAGCCATGAAAGTGACCCTGGGAGGCAGATCCAGTTGCTCAGGGAGATGCATGCAGAAGGCTACAGCTATGTGCCAATTGACCCAGAGAACTCTGGCCGGAAATGGTCGATCGGAGACAGGGACGGGAAAAAGGTTCTTGTGGGCCCATTGAACAACGTCAAGGGCATAGGCCCGAAGCTGGTGGCCAACATCACAGCTGCCCGTAGCCGTGGTGAGCCAATGCCTGACCGTGCACGCAAGCTGATGGAGAAT